TACGCGCTGCGCTACACCGGCTCGAGTGTGGCGATGCTGGCAGACGCGGACGACAGCACCCAGTGGTCGACGCAGGTCGCATTCGGGCTCTCCGAGGGCGTCTACATGATCATGACCGGGCCGGTCGGCGACACGATCTCCAACGCTATTGCGGCCAAGGCCTCGGCCGGAATCGACAGCTACGCCGCGAAGCTGATGTTCGGCGACTGGGTCTACTTCAACGACACGGTCAACGGCCAGGTGCGGCTCATCTCCCCGCAGGGGTTCGTTGCCGGTGAGCTCGCGAATCTGTCGCCGCAGAATTCCACGCTGAACAAGCCCCTCTACGGCGTGGTCGGATCGCAGAAGAGCGCCCAGAACCTGACCTACTCGTCGGCGGACCTGCAGTCTCTCATCGGCGCCGGGATCGACGTGATCGCCAACCCGGCGCCGTCGGGGACGATTTGGAGCGTGCGCGCGGGCCACAACACGAGCTCGAACGCCGTCATCAACGGGGACAACTACACCCGGATGACGAACTTCATTGCCTCGACGATCAATGCGGGGATGGGGATTTACGTCGGCAAGCTGCAGAGCCCCGCGGTGCGCCGCCAGGCGAAAGCGACGCTCGACAACTTCTTCGCGGGCCTCTTCCAGCAGGGAATGATCGGCACCGCGGACGGCTCGCCGTCGTTCCAGGTGACGCTCGACAATTCGAACAACCCGCCGGCGCGCGTTGCCCTGGGCTACATGCAGGCGGACGTCAAGGTCATCTATCTGTCGGTGATCGAGAAGTTCCTGATCAACGTCGAAGGCGGTCAGTCGGTGCAGATCAGCCGCCTGAGCACCGCACCGGTCTAAGGAGAAGCGCATGCCAGTCAATGGATTTAGCGTAGGCCGCGACGTCGTGCTCGACATCGTCGGGCCGACCGGGGTCCTGACGTTCCCGCTCATCACCGGCTTTACCTCGAAGCCGGACGTCATGGAGCACAAGGTGAAGGGCCTCGATGGCCTCGTGCGCCCGGTGATCTTTCACGACGGCTGGACCGGGACCTTCGATATCGAGCGCCAGGACAACACGCTCGACGACTACTGGGCGCAGCTCGAGGCGAACTACTTCACCGGCATCAACAGCCCCTCGCTCACGATCACCGAGACCATCACCGAGGTGGCTGGCAACGTGACGCAGTACCGCTACGAGGGCGTGCAACTCAAGCTCTCCGACGCTGGCGACTGGAAGGGCGATTCGACCGTAAAGCAGCGCGTCGACTTCCTCTGCGCGCGCCGTAGGAAGGTGCTGTGATGGCGGAGCCCAAAGTCGTGCTGCACCCGGGCCCGGGCGGCGCTTCCGCCTCGGCGCCGGCAAGCCAGCAGGTCCAGGCGGCCGCGGCGGCCGAGGTGCTGGTCGAGGACGCGAGGAAGCGGATCATCACCCTGAAGCGGCCCGGGATCCTTGCCCAGTACCGCATGGTCGAGATCCTGGGCGAGTCCGCCGGCAACCAGACCTACCTGGGGATGGTGATGCCGCTCATCTTCGTGGCGGCGATCGACAGCGATCCGGTGCGCATGCCGAACAACAAGCGCGAGGTCGACGCGCTGATCGAGCGTCTCGGCGAAGAGGGCGTGGCGGCCGTCATGGTCGGGCTCCAGGATCACTTCGGCGGCAGTCGGGATCTGGAGGCCGACAAGAACGCAATAAAAAAATAGCCGAGTCGGCCCCGCTGCGGGAATGCCTGTGGGTGGTTTGGCACGGAGTTCCCTTCGACGTGGCGTTTGCGCTCTCGGACGTCGAGCGCACCGCCTACAGCATCATCTTCAGCGAGTTCGAGGGGCAGAAGTTCAACTGGAACAGGATGCAATTCGACGAGCCGTCATGAAGACCTTCAACAGCATCGCCGAATTCATCACGCATCTCGCCACCCTCGAGCTCGCGGTCGCACTTGAAGTGCGCAAAGGCCTCGAGCGCGCCGCGCGCCTTGTCGAGCGCACCGCCAAAGAGGAGATCGGGGAGTACCAGCCGCGCGTCGGGCCGTTCCCGGCCTGGGCGCCGCTTGCGGAGAGCACGGAAGCCGAGAAAGCACGCCACGGGTACCCCACCGATGCGCCCTTGCTCCGTACCGGTGAGATGCGCAGGAACATCGACCACCAGGTGCATGGCCTTGAGGCGGTGATCGGCTCGCCCGACGAAAAGGCGGTCTTCCACGAGTTCGGCACCTCAAAGATGCCGCCGCGGCCGATCTTCGGGCCCGCGGTAGTGCGCAATAAGCATGCGATCCAGATGATCCTCGGCGCGGCCGTGGTGTCGGGCCTCATCGGCGGCGAGCGCGTCGACGCGGCGCTCGGGTACGACTTCAAGGTCTAGTAGCTGGTGGCGAGCAGGTAGACGCCGAAGAGGAGTACGACGGCCGCGGCTAGGAGCAGGGCAAACGCGACCAGAGAGGCAACGCCGATCACGATGCGCTGTGGCCACGGCATCTGCGTCCTGAAAATGCGCCTGCCGTATGCGGGAGCGTCGCCCTCGCCGCGCGCGATGAACTGCTGGCGCGGGTACTGCACGCCGCGGAAATGATGAGCTAACCAAGTTTGGAGCCGAAAGAGCATGTTCGAAGCTTTTAAGGTTGGCGTCACTATCTCCCTGACCAATATGGTCAGTCAAGGACTGCTGCTGATGCAGCGGCAGTTCGGGGTGACAAACCAGCAGGCGGTGCAGCTCCAGCAGAGCCTGAACAAGATCAAGCTGATGGGGCTCGCCGGTGCGGCGATGGGCGGGGCCGGCTTCATGGGCCTCGGGATGATCGGCAGGATGGTGAAGCCCGCCGCCGAGTACGCGCATCAGCTACAGCTCATGAACGTCTCGGGGATGAAGCAGCTCGAGATCGTCAAGGCGACGCAGGCCGCGTGGGACGCGGCGAAGGTCGTGCCCACCTCGAGCGTCTCCGAGAACCTCGCCGCGATCCGCGAACTCCGGATGGTCTTCGGCGAATCCGGCCACGCTATGGAGTTCATGCCGGTCGTGCAGAAGGTGCAGGCAGTGCTCTCGAACCTGCGCGGCGAGGGCGCGCGCGACGAGGCCTACACGCTCGCAAAGGCCCTGGAGATGAAGGGCGCGGTGAAGTCGCCGGAGCAGTTCATGGGCCAGGCCGACGCGATGGTGAAGGCGATGATCGCCTCTGGCGGCAAGGTCGGCGCGCAGGATTTCTTGAGCGCGTTCAAGTACGGGCGCGCCGCGACCTCGGGCTGGAGCGATTCCTTCGCCTACACGGTCCTGCCGACGCTGATCCAGGAGATGAAGTCCGCGGGCGGCGCTGGCGGCTCCGGCGGGCCCGGCAACGCGCTGATGTCGTCCTATGCAGCGGTGGTGGGCGGCACCGTGCCGCAGAAGGCGCTCAAGGTGTGGGAGAAGATCGGCCTCCTCGATCCGTCGAAGATCGAATGGAACAAGGTCGGCACGGCGAAGGGCATCCGGCCCGGCGGGATCCGCGGCTCGAACCTCTTCCAGGAAGACCCGTTCCAGTGGACGCAGCAATTCCTGATGCCGGCGCTGCAGAAGGCCGGCTACACGACCGAGAAACAGCAGAAGGAGGCGCTGCAGTACCTTTTCCCGAACCGCACCGCGGGCTTCGTGATGACGCAGTTCGCGACCCAGGCCTGGAAGTTCCAGCGTGACGCCGGCCTTATCAAAGGCGCGCAGGGCATCGGCGCGTACGACCAGCTGCTGAAGAACGACCCGATGATGGCGCACATGGCGCTGCAGAAGCAGTGGCAGAGCCTGCTCGCGATCCTCGGCTTCCAGATCATGCCGCCGCTCATCAAGGCGGCGCAGATCCTGATCGAGATGTTCCGATCGATGTCGGCCTGGTTCAAGGAGCACTCGACGCTCGCCAAGATCCTGGTGATCAGCTTCGCGGCGCTCTCGGCCGCGCTCGCGTTCGGCGGCATCGTCCTCGGGCTCACGGCAGCCTTCAAGGGCATCGCGCTGGCGTTCGGGCTCTTCGGCTCGGCGGCGTCGATCGCCGGCCTGGCGACGGGCCTGACCGCCTTCGCGGCGGGTCTTGGCATTGTCGGCGCCGCGCTCGCCGGCGCCGGGGTCGGCATTCTGATCAACAAGGGCTACGAGGCGCTGCGCGGCCGTCAAAGCAGCATCGGCTCCGATGTCTATAGCTTGTTCCATCAGAGCGAAGGCAGCGACGTCAAGAGTGCGAGCGGCAGTCCCTTCATCGGGAATAAGGGCGGGGCCGCGACCGGCCGCGTAGCGGGCAACGTCTACCTGGACGGCCGCCTGGTTGGCCGGCACGTCGCGCGCGGGATGGCGAACGAAGCGAATCGTCCAATGGGCGGGAGCATGATGTTCGACGCCACGATGGCCCT